AGCTTTATCATCTCGGCTGTTGTTTTTTCAAAAATCTTCATAGATTCTTTAAGTTTCTTAGAGTGTCTTCCAAGAGTAACATTATCAAACCAATCACCAGATTGTTCTGTGATGTGCTTTGAAGCAAACTCAACTACCTTCTTGATGTTCTTATAAGCTTCTTTAAGATTGTTACCACGATAGATGGCATCACCATATTCGTTGAATCTTGAAACGGATTCGATGAATTCCTTCTTTTGTTCTGGTGTAAGGAGTGGCTCTTCTTCTGTCTTTGGTTCCACCTTTTCGACGGCTTCCATAGGACTCATAACTTCTTTAACACTCTTCTTTATGATTTTCTGTAATTCAGAAACTGGCATTTTCACTGATTCAACTTTTTTAGGTAAACCTTTGTGTTTTGTTCCGGCATACTTTTCAAGTTCTTTCATGGTCATTGACTTTGCAAGTTCTTTTACTTTAGCACTAACTTTTGATGCAGGTACATCTCCTCTTTTATATGCAAGAGCAAGACCCATGATTTTCTGTTGTTGTTGTGATAATGCCGGCATTTTTTATCTCCCTTCAAATAAACATTCACATACATCACCGATTTCACAGATGATCTTAGTGATGTTTTCATGAATACGTTGCGTTTTTGAATCTACTTTCTTAACCGATTTCTTATTAACACCTTCTTTGATTAGACCTTCACCAACAACTTCACCACCACCAGCAGGGTACATAAATGCACCATGTGTGGAAGGATTTGATACAAAGTCCCAACCAATTAATTCAAAGTCATCTTGGACTTCTACTGTGCTTTCATTTATTTCTTTGACTGAACCAAGTCCTCTTGATGATATACCAAGACGAATTCCTGCACCAAGAAGTTCCTTCAAAATGTTACCAGATGGTGTTGGAAGAATCTCAACTTTACCAACCAGATCGTTACCATTCCACTTAACTTCTAATACGTTGTGTGAAACGTTACGAAGGTTAATTACAGAAGAATCTGGGTGATCTAATTCACCAAGAGCTCTGTTTTCCTTAATTTGATTATCTTGATACTTCTTTACTTCACGTACAAGGATTTCTCTTGGATAAACACGACCATTTTGATTTTTTGCCTCTGCACGTTGAAGGACACCCGAAACAATAACTTTACCATTATTCTGCATCTTTGACTCGTTCATTTGTTTTGGAGTCACACTGAAAAGCATTGTATCTACAAGTAATTGTTTCATTTTAAGCACCCAACTCATTAATTCGTTTTGAAATACGGTTTAATCTCTCGCCAATCTTGTGTAATCTTCTATGTGAAGAAGACCAAAGAGTTCTTTGATCCACACCCATTTCTGTTTTCAGACGAGTAGCATGGCCCACTACTCTTTCAATTTCATAAATGGCACGGTTAATCTCTTTAATAGATTGGTTTATCTTTTGATTCGTTGTTCTTGTTTCATCTGATCTATATGACTTATAAGATGCCTCATGTAATGCAGACATTGCTTGTTTGTATAATGACTCTTGTTGAGCATACTGTTTGTATGTAATAGAATGTTTTCTCTTTTGTTTAGGAGCCATCTTATAACCAAACTGCTCTGCATTATCTTTTGTTTGAGCATCAAACTTTTCTTTACCTTCACCAGATTCAGGTGAGAAAGCTTTTGGTGTTTGATAACCATCAACACCAGCAGTTGTGCTCATTTCATGCATCTCATCCTTGAAACGCTTAAACGATTCTGATTCTTTAAGTTTTTGTATGAATGATTCTACGTTCATATTATTTTGCGACCTGATTACGGATTAGTACATAAACTGTTCCACTATCAACTTTTACACTCGATAGTGATAATTCATATATACGAATACTACCACCAGCAAGAACACTTAAAGGTATTTCTCCACCAAGTGAAAGAGATGCAGTACCAGTAGTACCAGAAGGAACAATTATACCACCAACTCCAAAATTTGAGGCAGTAAACGCAGTTGTTCCACTTGTACAAGTTATTGATTGATGAAATCTACCTGGATGTCCCAATCTTTCAAAGTCATTGGCTTGTGATGTTGGGTAATCGTATGGTTGTATTGCCATTATTTAACTCCGTCTAAATCGTTTATCAAATCGTAATAACGAAGTAAAGCACTAACATGATTTTCTTCTACGTTCTTCACGTTCTTATATTGGTCAAGTAGACCCACAACTTCGTTTAGTTTAATCTTTAACGTCTTATCTTTAACATTCTTTATTCTAGATTCCAAAAGATTCTTTATGTCTTGTGATTCCTTTTGGATAAATGTCTTCAAATTATTTGTTGTACTTACGTTTTGAATGTATTCACGGAGTAAGTTCTTTTGATTTGAAGAAAGATTCTCGTACTTTGTATTGAACTTTTCAACAAGAATCTTATATGACATAAGACGAATTTCCTTTGGCTCTTCTGACAAATCAATTGACGATTCGTTTAATCTTGAACGATTTTCTGATGTCATATTCTCGATAATCGTGATCTTTGAACGGGTAATTTCAGTAGGACTATCGAGTTCTGTGTATTCGAGTATCTTGTAGATAGAAGCCAAAAGCTTATAGTTTTGTACCTTTGTCTGGAAGAATGAATCGAGTTCAAAGTTTTCTTTGATTGTCTTTATGAGTTCATATTTTTCTTCACTCAACTTTTTCTTATCTATACCCTTCTTAGCACGGATGACGGCATCGACTAACATACCTGCCTTTGCATCAGATGAAAATCTTTCTTCTGATAGTGTCTTGTATAGTGCGTACTCCTTATTAAGTTCTGTATTCTTATTAAAGAACTTTTTAAGGATGATCGTTGCTACCGATTCATTCGCGGATATAATATCGGATGTTATCTGGCGAACTAAAAGCTCAAATAACATACCTGTATTTTTAAATTTTGAGTGTTTTATTTTCTTCATATTGTTTACCCGTTAATTCTCCATTCATAAGATAAATATGGTCTAACTTATAATTCTTCCAATAAAACATTCTCATCCAGTAAAGTCGATTCATCTTTCTTTTCTTCACGCTTCTTCAAACTTTCAGATATAATAGATTTCGTCTTTACTTTAATTCCGCTCATACTTTGAATCATTTTTTCCATGTCTCTCGAAAGTTCTTGACTTTCTAGTGCAAGTGGTGATCCACCCTTATAACTATGAGATATTTTCTTATCTAATGACATAGATTTGGAAATATCTTTCTTACCAAGAGCATCTCTACCAAATGGACTTGCATCTGTTCCATACGTGGAACCATGTTCTGGTGGTCTTCCTGCACCTGGCCATCCACCTTCTGGAACTTCTACGTCATTCAGTTTCCTTACATTCTTACTGCCACCCAAATTCATTGTAGCTAAATCATGTGGTGTACCAAACGATTCCTTAGTGATTGCAGGATCATTTCCTTCGCTCTCAATTTGAGCTTGACGGAATTTGAGTTTCAGATCCTCGATAACTTCATTACGTTCAAATTCTGCTTCATCATCTGAAAGATTGAAGATGTTCTTGTAGATATACTTCAATGAAAGAAGTTTGGACTCAATCAAAGAATTTGACAAATCTACACGTTCCTTCATAAGTGCGATTTTTTCTTGCTCATATACAATTGAAGGACCAGTCAAATCCAATTCAAAGTTAACAAGATCTGCATTCTCATAACCCTGTGCATATAAGTGGGCGATGGCAATCTTTGTCAATTCTGAAAGTACGATTCGTTGAATTCTTTCGATTGTTCTTGCAAAACGAATATCAAGAGCAGCAAGAGTTGCCTTTCCTTCCAAACCTTCGTCATAGCCAAGGAATGCCTTTGGAATTTTAAGTGCCGCAAATATCTTACCCTTTAAGTATTCAACGTCTTCAATTGCTTGATATTGAAGTCCAGGTAGTGTTTCAATTGCAGTTCCAGCTTGACCACCACGAACAGGAAGATAAAAATCTTCAAGGATGTTCTGCATATTATAACGAAGATTGTACTGTCCTGTTTGTTCGTTTACCACAGGAGTTTTCTTCATTTGATTCATGATGTTTTGCATATACTGATCAACTTCTGCCGGTGGAATGTTACCGATGTCAATCTTAAAGACCCTCTTTTCAGGGGCTCTCATGATACGGTGAATCAACATCGCATCTTCCATAAGAACAAGTTGCTTGTAAAGTTTACGGGCACCTTCTAACATTGACTTACCATACGGTAAGAAGTTGGTGTCACCAATCAATCGGAAG